AAGAACCCCTTGCTTGTGCTGTGGGATGATCTGAACAAGTCCGCCCTCGCGTACTGGCGGGAACTTGGCATGACCCCCAGCAGCTACCGGAAAATGACCGGAGACGTCATGCAAAAGGAGAAGCGGCCCAGTTTGGCCGCTGTGCTTGCCAGCATTGAATAGGACCAAGGCGAAAAACTGGCCGGAGGTCCTGGAGTACGCGCAGTCCATCCGGGATGGCCGAAAGATTGCCTGTGACGAACTGAAACAGGCGGTGGAACGGTTCTTCCACGACTTGGACAACCCGGACTACTGGATGGACCACAAGGCCCCGGAATTCTGCATTGGGGTCATCGAAAAGACCCTGTGCCACCAGCAGGGGGAACGCCTGGATGGAACGCCGCTGCGGGGGAAGCCTTTCCTCTTGGAGCCCTTCCACAAATTCATCATTTATAATCTGGTGGGATTTAAGCTCGCCGGGACCGAGCTGGTCAGATTCCATGAAGCCCTGATATACATCCCCCGGAAGAATATTAAAACTTCCTTCGCGGCTTCCCTGGCCTGGGCCCTGTCTCTGCTGTATCGCCGCTCGGGCTCCAAAATGTACATTGCTTCGGCGGCCCTCATGCAGTCCATGGAATCCTATAACTTCCTGGCATACAACGTGCGCAGGATGGGAGAGGATGCCAAGGACGGTGGGTCGGTGCGGATCATCGACAACCACAACGAGCACAGCTTGTCGGCGGACCTGGGAGACGGTTCTCTTTATATCCGGGCCCTGGCCGCCAACCCAGACAGCCAGGATTCCCTGAACGCGAACATCGCCATCTGCGATGAGATTCACGCCTTTAAGCAGCCTAAGCAGTACAACCTTTTCAAGGAGGCCATGAAAGCCTATACCAATAAATTGCTGATCGGCATCTCCACAGCCGGGGACAATGAGCAAGCGTTTTTGGGACAGCGGCTGAAATACTGCCGGAAGGTGCTGGACGGGACGGTTACGGACGAGCAGTATTTTATTTTCATGTGCTGCGCTCCGGAAGGGGTGAAGGACGGGTCGGTAGATTTTACGGACCCGAGCATCCACGAGATGGCCAACCCGGCCTATGGGGTGAGCATCCGCCCGGAGGAGATTCTGAACGACAGCCTCCAGGCACAGAATGACCCCCAGCAGCGCAAGGACTTTTTTGCCAAGAGCCTGAACGTCTACACCAACGCCATGGCGGCCTATTTCGACATTGAGGAGTTCCGCCGCAGCGACCAGGGGTATGACTGGACCCTGGACCAACTGGCCAAGCTGCCCATAGACTGGTACGGGGGCGCGGACCTGTCCAAGCTCCACGATCTAACAGCGGCGGCCCTGTTTGGCCACTACAAGGGGACGGATATTATCATCACCCACGCCTTTTTCCCGGTGGTGGCGGCCCACCTCAAGGCGGATCAAGACAATATTCCCCTGTTCGGCTGGGCGGAAGACGGGTGGTTGACGCTATGCAACTCGCCGACTGTAAACCACTCTGACGTGGTTGCTTGGTTTGAGAACATGAGAAAACGTGGTTTCAAAATCCGGCAAGTGGGCCATGACCGGAAGTTCTGCCGGGAGTATTTCCTGGGGATGAAAGCGGCGGGATTCAAGGTCATAGACCAGCCCCAATACTACTATCGGAAGTCAGAGGGGTTTCGTTACATTGAGCAAAGCGCCAAGAACGGCGCACTATTCTACCTGCACAGTGAAGCCTTTGAATACTGTGTGGAAAATGTCTCCGCGGTGGAGAAAACAGACGATATGATTCAGTATGACAAGGTGCAGCCGGAACACCGGATCGACCTGTTTGACGCCGCCGTGTTTGCCTGTATACGGTACTTAGAGAACATGGAGAAGCAGAAACGAGGCCGGGACTGGTGGGGAGCGGCCGAGCAGAAAGGGGTGACCCAATGAGCAAGAGAGGACGACAGAGCGCAAGGGCAGAGCCCGCCAAACCCCGCGGCAGCGCCGCATGGCTGTGTGATGCGGCAATGTTTGACACCCTGGCCTGCAGAGGGTATGTTAGCCTGGCGCACAACCCGGAGATTGCCGCCGGTGTGGACACCATTGCCCGGCTGGTTGGTTCGATGACCATTCACCTGATGCGCAACACGGAGGACGGGGACATCCGGGTTCGGGATGAACTGGCCCGGAAGATCGACATAACCCCGAATCGGTATACGACACGGGCGGGGTTTGTCCACTGGATCGTCCGCACCCTGTATCTGGAGGGCAATGGGAACGCCGTGGTCTACCCTGACACCCGCGCCGGTATCATCCGGGACCTGAACCCGATCCCGCCC